AAAACAAACTTAGAAACTGCTACTATAAAAAACTGGAGAGATGGTGGTAAACCTGTTACAATAGCACAAGTTAATGAAGCTATACAAGCATTTGAAGCGGAACCTGGATTTGGTACAGCACCTGCGTCATATACAGCTATGAAGACTATAATAGAAAGAGGTGAGAATTACCGTGAACTTATAGCTAGGGTTGAACAGAAACTAGATGGTAAATTCCCTCCACAGGAATTATTATATACAGATATAATGCAGTTACCAGCTGCAGATCAACATAAATATGCTAAATATGTTGGTGCTGGTGGTTTATTTGGACCTAACGATAAGATTCATAATGAAACCGTAGGAAGGTTAGTAACAGATGGTATTAGTAAGAATGCAAATGTATTAGGAATTAACGTTAATGATACGACTAATATAGCTTATACAAATGCAAAAAAACTAATTAGTGATGCTTTTACAAAAGCTTTCTTTCTAGAAATAAATACACCATCAGATGAACCACTTGATGTTCAATTTGCTAATGCAAGAGCAAAGGGTATACAAGCAGCTACAAGTGAATCAACAAGAATATTTAAACCTGAGAATGTATTATCTTTAAATCAAGCTACGGAACCACCTGATAAATTAATAAAAAGAGATAGTCTTAAAACATTATATACAGGCGTTCTAAATAATCATGATCTTGATTTAGATTCACCACATGCATTTGAAGGAGAAGATGGAGCACTATCCGAAGCTGAAGCATATGCTACAAAGATTGCTAATGGTGAAACCCCTAGCGTACCTGCTATATGGACACACCTTGCAAATGGTAGAAACGATGTAGATGGTCATGATTTATTAATGGCTAGATTAGATGCTACAGGGAAATTAAAAAACATTAAAACTCCAGATGGTAAACAATTTACACCGACCTATAATGGACCTGTGTATTCTGACAAAGCTTATGCTTTATTACATGAGAAGAATACAGGATCACGTACTTATAGAGTTGTCACTGGAGAAGGTGCAAATATAGCTGAAGCATTCCATGCTATATCCGTGAATAAAGATAACGGTGGATATGATGCAGCTTTTAATTCTGATGGTAAGAAGATTGATACAGAGATTTCTCAGATGAATATCAATGAATTAACGGCTTTTGCTGCTGAAAATCCAGAGGCAACGATAGGTATGTATAATATACCAATTGCGAAATTCATCGAAGGTTTGAACATTGCATCAAAAGAAAGAGGATTCAGTATAGATGTAACTGAGGAAAATCAAGCTGAAGTCATGACAAAGACACTTATTGATCAAGACTTGCAGGATAGAATAGCTTTAATACTTATTAAAAAAAACGCTAATGGAAACAATAGAGTAGCTATAGATACTGGTTGGATTGGATCATTAGATTTACCTAATTCAGATGTAAAAGAAATTAATGAAATTCTACCATTCTTCAAAGACTACTCTATGATGCAACTAGAAAATATGCTTCCCGACGTAGCTAAGGCCGTCGTACAAGCAGCAACTACATAATAAATGCTATGGCAATAGACCCCTATGATAATATAAATCGACAAGATCTTGCGAATACCGAGTATGTCGATGAACAAAATAGGCTAGCAGCTGAACGAAAAGCAGCTGAGCAAAATCAAATTCAAAGTGATCAGCAATTTGTAAATACACAAGAAGATGCTAGAGATAACCCAGATGGTTGGGGTCTAAAGGGAACAGCAAGAGAACTTCAATCAGTTCTTTCTGGTGGTCTCCAAGATACTGCATCTTCAATAGCCACCTTACCAGAACGTACTGCTGATATGCTTTCTGGTGAAATGCAAGAAGAACGAAAAGAGACAGGAACTTATAAACCTGAATGGGATCCATTTATAGGTGATGAAGGTCCAATAGAAACTAAAACATGGTGGGGTAAACTTTTACGTGGTGTTGTTCATTTTGGTAGTCTTTCACTTATACCAATAGCTGGTTGGAAATCAATAGCTGGTAAAGCAGCGTACTACGGTACTAATAGCTTATTAAGAGCAGCTGCAATTGGTGCTGGTGCTGACCTATTATCTAAGGAATCAGACGGACAGAATGCTCTAGGTATGCTTAGAGACCGCTATGGTTGGATGGATACTCCTATTAGTACAAGAGATACAGATCACCCATTAATGCTAAAGCTAAAGAATGTAGTAGAAGGTATGGGTATTGGACTCGTATTTGATGGTGCATCAATGGTATTAAGTAGAGGTGCTAATAGAGCAAAAGTAATTAAAAGATCAGACAATATAAGAGATATAACTGTTGAGAAAGGTTTACAAGAAGTACGAGATAATGAATTAGAATTCCGTGCTGCTAAAAATAAACCAGTAGCTGACCAACATCAAGGAGCATTTGCTTCAGAACAAACAGTTGGTGAAGCTAGAGAAACTTTAAAACGTACAAGATCAGAATGGGGTGCTGAAGATGGATCAACTGGATCTATCATTAGACCTATACTAACTGAACGTGCTGCTAAAACTGGTAAGATGCCAGAAGAAGTAGCAGAAAATATACTTAAAGGTTTATATAGTGACCAGAAGTTCCAATTAGAAATTGCATCTATAAAAGCAGCAGGTAAAACTGTATTAGAAGTATTTGGTGATTCATTAGAAGCACATCAAAGAATTACATTAGGTAGAGATGCAGCTGACTTAAGTACAGCAGACTATCTAGAAGAAATCTTAAGAGCCTCTGATACTTATGATATAACAGATTCCGCTGGTAATGTTGTAGATACTGTTACTACAATAACATCTCAGAATATAGTAGTAACAGATATGATAACTGGTACTCTCATCAAACAGTTAAGAGATATGGGTATAGCTGGTAGAGAACTAGCAGAATATAAAGATCTTGCTGATATTGATGGACCAGCTAAACAAGTCTTTGATACTTTAATGACTGCATTAACTGAAGCTAAGAGAGCTAGAGTTATGAAGTCTACTAATTTCAGAGAGATAGGAGCAGGTAAAGCTAAGAAAGTTGTAGAAGAAACAGTAGCTAGAGATATGGTAGATACTAGAGATTCTATCATGTCTATTTTACAAATAGCTAAAGATGATCCTAGTGATGAATTACTGAATGCTTTATTTGAAGTATTCTCTAGCATGAAAACTGTTAATAACTTAGATGACTTTGATGCTTGGGCTAGAAAGATTATTAAAGGTGGACCATTAGAACCAAAAGGTCCAGAACGTACAGGTGCTCTAATTAGAGAACTACAAGGTATGTTTAGCCATAGTGTCCTCAGTGGACCTAAGACGCCTGTAAGAGCTGTGTTAGGTACATCAATGGCTACTTTCACAAGACCCTTTGCTACGGCAATAGGAGGGGCTATGAGGCTACCTTTTACTGGAGATGCTACAACTATGAGAGCAGGTTTAGCTTCAATAAATGCTATGATGGAAGCTATACCTGAAGCTTATCAATTATTCTGGACTAAATTAAACTCTTATTGGAGTGGTGATGTATCTAGTATAAAATCACGTTTTGTAGAATTTACAAGAGGTGATGAGAACTGGGAACTACTTAGAAGATATTATGAGGATAGTGGTAGAGCTAGTAAAGGAGATCAAGCATTATTTGCTATGGCTAATATGGCTAGATCTGCAAATAATAGTAACTTCCTAACTTATTCTACTAAGATAATGGCAGCTACTGATGATGCTTTTGCTCATATATTAGGCAGAGCTAAGATGAGAGAGAAAGCTTTACGTTCTGCTATGGATGCTCAAAGTAACGGTAGAATGGTTACTATAAATAATGATTTACTTAAAAAGTTTGAAGAGGATTTCTATCAAGATATATTTGATGCAGATGGTAATATCAAGGATGAAGCTACTAAGTTTGCACGTAAAGAAGTTACTCTTACTCAAGATTTAACTGGATTCTCTAAAGGATTAAACGATGTATTTAGTGCTAACCCTTGGGCTAGACCTTTCTTTCTATTCGCTAGAACTGGTGTAAATGGACTAGCATTAACTGCTAAACATACACCTGGGTTTAACTTCTTAGTTAAAGAATTCAATGATATTGCTAGAGCAACACCTGATAATCTAACTGATGTAGCTAAGTATGGTATTACTTCTGCTGCTGAACTTGCTAATGCTAAGGCATTACAAACAGGTAGATTAGCTATGGGTAGTGGAGTTGTCTTCATGGCATCTCAATCCTTTATGAGTGGTAATCTTACTGGTAATGGACCTACTGATAGATCTAAAAGACAGATGTGGCTAGATGCTGGATGGATACCAAGAAGTATTAAGTTAGGTGATGTATGGGTTAGTTATGATGCTATTGAACCATTTAACCAAATACTTTCAATTATTGCTGATGTTGGTGATAATAGCCTACTTATGGGAGAAGAGTGGACTGAAGATTATTTACAAAAAACTGCTCTTGTTATAGCTCAAGGTCTTGCTAGTAAGTCATACCTTGCTGGTATGCAGCAATTTACTGAATTATTTAGTGGTAAACCTGGTCAGGGAGAACGTATAGCAGCTAGTTTACTTAATAATACTGTCCCATTAGGTAGTTTAAGGAATGAAATAGGTAAATTATTTACTCCACATACTAGAGAATTATCATCTGGTATAGATCAATCATTAAGAAACAGAAACTTAATCACTGAAAATATAGCTGGAGAACCATTACCTATCAAATATGACCTACTTACTGGTAGACCTATTAAGGATCATGACTTCATGACTAGAGCATTTAACATGTTTAGTCCTATACAATTTAATTTAGATTATAATGAAGGTAGGGAATTCCTATTTCAAAGTGGTTATGACTTAAGAATAGCTACATATTACTCTCCAAATGGAGATGATCTGACAGATTATCCAGATATTAGATCTAAATATCAAAGAGCTATTGGAGCTCAAAACTTAGAACTTAAATTAGCTAGATTAGCTAGAAAGCCTCACATACAAAGATCATTAAATCAGATGTATTCAGATATTAATGCTGGACTTAGAGGAGAATTTCAATCAGGAGACTATCCACACAATCAAGCTATAGAGAGAATATTTAGAAATGCAAGAAAAATAGCTTGGATACAAGTTATGAAAGAAGATTATGTAAGAGAACTATCTAATATAAACTACTTAAAGAAGAAGAGGAAACCTGAACTCGCTAACAACCCACCTCCAACAACCCTCCTCAATATATACAAATAAACAATGGCAACTTTCAAACAATATACAGCAAGTGGGGGTGCTTCTGAAGCTTTTTCAATTCCATCTTTTACTTCTGATGAAATAAAAGTAAGAGTAGACGGTGTATTAAAAACAGCTGCTACTCATTATAACATAACAAGTTATACAACAAATGGAGGTACAGTTACTTGGACTTCAGGTAATGTACCTTCTGGTAGTACAATTCGTATCTATAGAGATACTAATATATTAAATAATGATTCTTCTGATATAAAAGGAAAGGCTACATATCAGGCAGGTTCTTCAGTTAAGGCAGGTGATCTAAATGATAATCAGATACAAGTATTACGTTCAATAGAAGAAAAAGATGCCTTAATACAAACATATGACATAGAAGATAATGCAGTAACAACAGCTAAATTTGCAGCTAATAGTTTACAGACATTAGCTGATCAAGTAACTGCTAGTGAACCAGCATGGTTAACTAATCTTGGAGTCGTTGCAGGTGACTTAGGCGCAGCTTCTGATATGGGTCTAATAACTAATACTGCATCTACTATTACTTCAGGTAATATTGATACAGTAGCAGCTAGTATAGCGCACGTAAATAGATATGCAAATGAATATAAGATAGCATCTTCAGCACCCGGCTCTCCATCTGCAGGTGATTTATGGTATGATACTGATACCAATAAATTAAAGTTCTATGATAGTAGTGCTTGGTTAGAACTTGCTTCAGGAGCCATAATAGACGAAGATAATATGTCTAGTAATAGTGCTAGCAGAGTACCTAGCCAACAATCAGTAAAAGCCTATGTAGATAGTATACCATGGCTTGATCAATCCACCAAAGAAGATGGTTCTGTGATCTATTGGAAAAACAGTTCCTCTAAATATTTTGCCGATAACGCACAAAACATTAAAACCATAGAGGGAGGTAACTTTTAACAATGGCATCGACAATTAGAATAAAAAAGAGAGCTTCTAGTGGATCAGCTGGAGCACCTAGTTCTTTAGCATCTTCAGAATTAGCCTTTAACGAAAACGCTAGTGATAAGAAATTATATTATGGATACGGTGATAATGGTAGTGGAGTAGCTACTTCTATTATAGCTATTGGTGGACCTGGAGCTTTTTGTGATTTAACCACTACACAAACAATAGGTGGTGATAAGACATTTAGTGATGACGTTGTAGTTACAGGTGACTTAACTGTTAATGGTACTACATCAACACTTGCTACAACAAACTCAGTTGTAAAAGATACCTTAATAGAACTTGGTAACGGTGCTAGTGGAACACCTAGTAATGATTCTGGTATCGTTATTGAAAGAGGTAGCGCAGATAATGCATTTATTGGATATGATGAATCAGCTGATAAATTTACTGTAGGTACAGGTTCCTTTACTGGAGCTAGTACTGGTGATTTAAGTATAACTACTGGTACAATTGTAGCTAACATAGAAGGTAATGTAACTGGTAACGTAACAGGTAATTCATCTGGATCTTCTGGATCTTGTACTGGTAATGCAGCTACAGCAACAGCTCTAGCAAATGCCCGTACTATCGGTGGGACAAGTTTCGATGGAACAGCAAACATAGCTGTAAACCTAGCTGCAACAGCTACAGCATTAGCTACAGCTAGAACCATTGGTGGAACATCTTTTGATGGTACAGCTAATATTGCAGTAGCATTATCCACTGAAGCAACAAATGTAACAGCTTCTGCAAACAACTCTGCAGATGAGACTGTTTACCCAACATTTGTTGATGGTGCTACTGGTACACAAGGTATCGAAACTGATACAGGTTTAACTTATAATCCTTCTTCAGGTCTTCTAACCTCTACATTATTTGCAGGTGCGTTAACTGGTAACGTAACTGGTAATGCATCTGGTTCATCTGGTTCTTGTACAGGTAATGCTGCAACTGCTACAACGGCTGCTGCATTAACAACAGGAAGAACTATAGCTGGTGTCTCATTTGATGGATCTGCTAATATCTCACTAAATAATAATGCTATAACTAATGGTGCTGGATATATTACAAGTTCAGGCAATGCAGCTACAGCTACAAGTGCTACAAACGCTACTCATGTTGTCCTAACAGATAATGAAAGTACTAATGAAAATAATGCAATACCATTTGGAGAAGGTGCTACATACACAGGTAATGTAGGACTAGAATCTGATGGAGATTTCCATTATAATCCAAGTACAGGTACTGTAACAGCTACAGCTTTTGCTGGAACACTTGACGGAGGCACCTTCTAATGGCAGCAGTAATAAAACTGAAACGAGGTACTTCCACACCAAGTACTAGTGATATTGTTAGTGGTGAAGTAGCTGTTGATACATCCGCAGCGAAATTATATATAAATGACTCTGGTACTGTAAAAGAAATAGGAGGAGGAGG